CAAGGAAGTAACCCCCAAGGAAGTAACCCCCAAGGAAGTAACCCCCAAGGAAGTAACCCCCAAGGAAGTGACCCCCAAGGAAGTAACCCCCAAGAAAGCATCCCCTGTAGCAAAAAAGACTGTAAAATGCACCTCGAATAAAAACGGAACACCTCCATGCGCTGACGGATATACTAGCAACAAGAACAAGAAGGGCGAGGATTGTTGCTACAAAACGAAAAAATCCGGGTCACTGCCAGGGGGGTTGGTATTCGGCATGTCACCCGTAAAGGAAGTAACCCCCAAGGAAGCGACCCCCAAGAAAACATCCCCCGTAGCAAAAAAGACTGTCAAATGCACCACGAATAAGAACGGAACACCTCCATGCGCTAACGGATATACTAGCAACAAGAACAAGAAGGGAGAAGATTGCTGCTACAAAACCAAAAAAACAAAGTCACCCGTAAAGGAAGCGACCCCAAAGAAAGCATCCCCCGTAGCAAAAAAGGCTGTCAAATGCACCACGAACAGGAACGGAACACCTCCATGCGCTGACGGATATACTAGCAACAAGAACAAGAAGGGCGAAGATTGCTGCTATAAAACGAAAAAATAGAATCGTTTTCAAAATAAACTGAATCATCTGTAGTGGATGTGTCAATAGAAAAAGATAAGGGGTCATATTGTTGTTGAAGAATATTATTATCACTTTTAATATCGTACATAGCATTCACTCATTTTGACACTTTTATTTGTACCTTTAACGTATTTCTTAGTTTTTGCAATACTTTCGAATCTGGAATTGCCTTTCCAGTTTCATATTCAGTTATAGTTTTAACTGATTCATTGATACGAAAAGCCAGCTCTGCACGCGTTTTAAAACCGGCAGCATTCCGTGCTCGTTCTATTTGTTTTCCAATACATATACCAACCTTATTATGGGACAACTCGTTTGTTTCAGAATCAATGGCATGTGTTCCGTCATTTTGAAAATGTTGCTTAGATGTTTTTTTAGTTAATCCTGGATTTTTCAATATAACAGGTTGCCAATCTTGGCCGAACATTTATATAATAGGAATGTTAATATTGAACACTTGCTTACCCTAAAAATACACTCGTTATAGAATTTATATTATGTACTAACTGAACCACCAGAATAAACTGTTATCAACATTTTTTTACTTCATTTATGCTATGTAAATAATTATAATATATTGTATTAATGAAAACTCAAATACGTAACTCTTCAAGTCGATATGCTAGAACCTTGAAGTTTATAGGGAAAACGGGTACTAAATTAATGCTTCCATCTACGACCAAGAAGAATGCTTCCTGGTTAATCCAAGATGTCATGGATATGGGACCGGTTTATATAAAGATTGGGCAAATCGTATCTTCGCGGACGGATATATTTCCTGATTATTTGACCATTCCATTGAGTGAATTACAAAATAACGTATATACCTCTGATTTTTCCGAGGTAAATTCAATGTTTTATAGCAATTTCAACAAAAATATAATCGACGTATTTGACGAGTTCGACGAAATACCGATTGCATCCGCGTCCATTGGTCAGGTCCACCTCGGAAAATTGAACGGTAGAACCGTAGCCGTGAAGATTATGAAACCCAATATAATTGAAGAATTTGAAACAGAATTGCGTATAATATTAACGATTTTGAGTTTAGTTAAACAAGTATCTGGGAACGACCGTATTGATGATATGTTATCTACATTAACCGAATTGGAAGATAACATAAAATACGAAACAAATTTCGAGGACGAGATGAGAAATATGATGATATTCCGAAAAATGTTCAAAGACAACTCACAGATTGTAGTTCCGCGTGTGTACAAACCACTTTGTGGAAAGAATGTTTTGACCATGGAATATGTCGAATCATCCAAGATATCGGCGAATGAAATCTATTCAAATCATCTTGCCAAAGAATTGATGTATGCCTTCTTATCAACATTAGTAAATTACAACTATATACACTGTGATCCACATCCGGGTAACATAGGCATCACCAAGACGAACAAAATCGTACTGTATGATTACGGTATGGTGAAGAAATTCGATATAAACATTAAAGATTACTTCAAAAAAATAATCTTTGCGATTTTAAACAGAAATACAGATGAATTGATAACATTCATGTTGAAAAGCGGGATATTGATTGCTTCCGAATCAAATGCGAAAGAATATCGACAATTAAGTGCATATGAATATATGATTATTCAACGGCTAATTGAATATATTTATAAGTATTTGGGTAATATTGACCCTAAACAGTTTATCGTTGATATTACGAATGACAATATAATAGATGTGAATGACATTCCCTTTGTTTTCAGTACAGAAATGATCTATTTGTTCAAGACCTTTAGCACATTGGAAGGAGTTTGTAAAGATTTGAATAATGAGTTTAATTATTTGGATTTGATGGAGGATGTGGGATACGAGTTTTTTGATTTCGATATTATTTTCGATAAAATTACATCGGATATAAACTCCTTGAATTTCACCCGTCCGGATCCGGATTCCGATCGAAAATACGAAACAAAATTGCAGTTGGAACAAGTGAATAAAAAATTGGAGAAACAAAATAATCGTTTCTTCAAATTCGCGTTCATGATTATCGCCGCGCAGCTATTTATCATTATTGTATAATTTGTGTTTGTCCTCAAAACAATTCGAGTGTTGTTTTGAGGACAAACAGTGTCGTAACAAAAAAGTTATTTTCGAAATTTTCAAGTTAGATAGTTGATTTATCAAAGTGCGAACAAGAACCTTCCTAGATTTTTACGACAACAGGGACAAGTCCGGTCACCAGTTCCAAAGGAAAGCCATTTTGATAAACAAGAGTTGTGAAAGGTGTGACCGCAACCTTTCAATTGTCCACCGTCCTCATTAAATACATTTTCGAAACAGATAGAACACGTATCCACGTCTTTGAAATGTAGTGATAAAACATTTTTTTCTTTGTAGAAATGGACCTCCGGGATTTCATCAATTGCGCCTTGTAGAAGATCGTAGTTATTTAATATTGAAAGATATCTTGTCCGGAGACGAACAATTTCTTTATAATTGTTTTGGTAAATACCATATAAGTCGAACCCAATCAATGATCGTGATTTTTCAATAATAGGGAGAAGACGTTCTAATTCCCTTGGGTAACTACCATCCTGATCACCCAATTGTGTAGCTCTGTAATCGAGATTGTCGAGAGTCCTTTCATAATCTCGTTTCATCTTGTAGTACTTGTCATTGACCAAAGACGAATATTCCAAATATGTGTCCGGTGAATGTATTTGTTGAATCAACTCAAAATGCATGTAGCCACCACCTCTAGAAAAACACTTATAAATGATACACATCTGGTTCGTGTCCAATTGTTTTATATGTACTCCACATACATACATTTTTTGGGAACCACATGGTGATACACACATATACATGGTACGGTATTGGCAGCCACCTGACTTGGTAGTTTTGCATTGGCATTTTGATGGGACAGTATCTAGCGCCAATCGTACGATACTTCTTAAACATTCGCGAAACCATCCGATATTTTTATATACATCTTCAACCTGGACATTTCCAAAGCATCTTTCACCAAAATGTGGTTGGTGTTCAGGCATGAACCTATGGATGTTTGTTGTCTGTTTTGTGTTTGGGTGGTAATTTCTTTTCCATAATTCAATTTTTAAATAGACACACGGGTTTTAGAATGAAATGTAATATGAATTAATTCTAATGTTGTGAAAACACGTAACTTAATACCATTAACCCACCCGTTGTTGCGACATTCGACATGAATGGGTAGTAACGAGCGCTGTTGTTTGGTGGGAAATGATACAGTAACGTTGCCAATATTGTGAATACAATCAGAGCATATGTAGAATACAACCCGAGTTTCTTGGCCGTAGTGTCGGTGGTATTCACTGTTGCGTAGACTACACAGATCGGTGCAACAACTTCGATCACTATTGCCCCAATAATCATCAGAACGCACATTGGATACGGTATGTAGGGTGCTCTAATACAAAGTCCATTCACTGTTTTAGAGAAGTTTAGTGCTTTCGAAAAACTCGAGACGAAATACATCAATACGAGCGTGGTTGCGGACAGGGATAAAAAAATTGATTTCATTTTATTTAACATAGTATAAGAAAATATCGCAATAAAATATAAGTTTAAAGACGATTCGCATTCCTTAGTATACATATCATATGAATGTATTGCTCGATTTTGATGGTGTTTTGATGCAGAATACTAAGATAGAGAACATTATTAAAGAAAGAAGTGTTCGTTACGTAAAATCAAGGACCAAATTATCGATGGAGAACGCGAAAGTATTGAATCAAAATTTGTATCCAACAGTGGGTCATACAGCATTGATCATAAACAACACAAAGCATTATCATAACGAAGTGTACGAGTATAACAAAGAAGTCTTTTATACGATGAACTTTCAGGACGATATTCGCCCATGTATCCACGCTGATGATTTCAATCACATCGAAAACATTCTTGAAATTCTCGCAGAAAGTAAAAAGAAACCAGGCTTATTTACGAACACACCTTTACTTTGGGTAGAACAAAACTTGCAATTTCTCGGACTACATGTGGAAGATGTTTTTGACACAGACATGCTATTTACCTCTGACGAAGGTTTCATTAAGCCTAAATGTGACACATACGAAAAGGTAGATCAAAGCATGGGTGGAAGGAGTACAATATTTGTAGATGATAGTATCACCAACATCACTACTGCCGCCCAGTTTCCGAATTGGTTTTGTTTTCACGCCCCGAATAGAAAACCAGAGTTACTATACACATATTTGAAGTTAATCAATACAATTGCGAAGTAGATATGCGTTTCTTCAAAAGAATTTCTCTTTAAACTGGCGGTATTTTGTATCCCAGCCCGAAGTCCATTTTCCTTTTTGGTAATTTGACCTTTTTAAAACATATTTGCTGGATGAAATGTACGCTTTATGTGTGGTTGCACCCCCGGTAGAATAGAATACCATATCATATACATTTTGGTACATCACCCATTCATAACTATCAATCGCAAACTCCATGAACCATCTGAAACCATCTTCCTTTCGTATTTGGCTCAACAACATAAAATTTCCAATGATCATAAGCCGCTCTATGTGATGCAAGTAGGCGCTATCAAACGCTTTTTTAATGGCGACATCTACTGGATAAATACCGGTGTTCCCAGAATACCATTTCTTTTGATCAAGTCGATTATTTAATATAAATTTGTTTTTCTTTGTGAGATCTTCCTTCAAAAAAAGATAACAGTACCGTTGATATTCACGCCATATCAATTGGCGTATATAACCCTCATAGTTATTCATAGATACCAAAGTTTCATATTTCTCTATACGTTTCAAAATATAAGACGGATGAATGATTCCAATATTGAGTGACGACGACAAACCACTATGATACAACATGTTTTCTCCTTCAACGATCGTATCCTGGTATGTTCCAAAATATTGGAGACGTGTTTCAAGAAAGATCTTAAGCCATCTTGTAGCACCTCGGTTATCGATTGGGTAATTGAAATCTGTCACAACACCGTAATTAGATGGAAAATGTTTTTCTACGTAGTCTGTTGCCTCAACGATATACTTCTCATCTGTCTTTGATATCTGGGGAAATCGTTTGTAATTCGGAAACACTTTTGAAATATTCTTACGATTTTCTTTATCTGTGGATGCGGTGTTTTCCAAAATCTTTAATTCCTGCTTTACCCGTGGGAAGTAATACGTTGTGAAACGGATACTGTGTTTATTCTTTTTGTTGTTATACATACGTTGATTGAAGTCTTTTGTGACTAAAAAGTTTGGCGACTCCAACTTGGGTGTATTTTTGAAGTCATGGATGTCATTAATTGGATCGAACATGATTGCGTTTTCTGTTTTGGAAACGTCGTGTTGAATGTTGAACTCAATATATTGAACGTGAAAAGAGCTTTTCGTCAAATAATCGTAATGTTTTTTCATACTCGAACGATGTAAAATTAATTTCTTTTTATTGAACCGATACTTTGTGAAAAAATCGGGGTGTTCCCAGAGGATCACGTGTTTGGTTTTTGCTATGGACAATTCGACTTTTGAAAATAGTTGATTAGGAAGTAGGTATAGAATACACTGTTTCATTTTCATTAAGTGCATAAAATAATAATGCGATACGCAGATACGAAGATGAGTTTTACGTTTTTAATAATCGCTTAGCGACTAGTTTATTACTGAGTTTGTCATATACAGTGTAACCTATACCGACATTCATCCCACTCATGATCAATCGACATTTCAACCCTAAAAAGAGACTCGATACTCCAATTTCCGTCATATTGCCTATACTTTTATGAATACAACCATTGTAGATTGTTTTTGTTTTCAAAACGTCAATCGGATTGTTAATGATACAAGCGAGGGAACCCGCGATGTAGCCTATTAATAAAGTATATTGGAGAGGAATATCATCCGATGAGATCATTTTTTTCAGATTTGCCTTCATATTTTCGACACTGCTAAAAGTAATTACTTGGGTGGGTGCATGTTTCGCTAAAGTCAGTGGAAAATGTCGATACATAGATGATAGACACAATAGTGGAATAGGTTGCATACATTGTCGTTTTACTTTAAAAAATTCGAAGGGTGTTTTCACAATAGATGAACATAGCGATCCTAATGTCGAGCTATACACTATACTTTTTTGTGTTTTACTGGCACTGTTAAACTCGTAAATTATAAAAAAGGTTGCGCTGCTCAAAACTTCGCTGCTTAAATCATATTTAATTCCATTAAAATAGTTATCTGGCTTTTTCATTTTATTGGTTTGATGAAGTGATTTGATTGTGTCGATTGGGAATGTCATCAAAGATATGATACAGGAGCCCAGACAACCGGATATGATTTTTGCGTGTACGAAGTTCATACATAAAGTAATGTATATATTTATTATGCGTTTCCGTTTCCGTTTTCGCGAATATTGAGTAATTGAGTTATGAGAAATGAGTAAATCATTTTAAAAAGACTTACCATAGGATATGTATATGAGCAAATATGATCTTCAAATGTGATAAATGTAACTATACTACAAAAAGATTGCTAAATTTACAAAGACACGAAGCTAGGAAAAAACCGTGTGTTGCTGTACCATGTTCGACAATTGCCTCAACGGGCTCGAGGTTAAATACGGAAACCGATTCCGACACATGTACAACCAGTGAAACCGATGAAGTGCAAGACAATCTTTGTGTGGAATTCTATTTGAAATGCTCAAAATGTTTTAAACAGTTTTCTAGGAAAGACAATATGAAAGTACATGAAAAGAAATGTGACGGATCACACACCTTACAATGTAATATATGTTTGAAAATGTTCGCGACTCAGCAAGGAAAATGGAAACATATTCAATACGTTAAATGTAATCCACCTACACGAGAAGCTCATATCACAAATATTACCAATAATAACATAACGAACAACATTACAACTACAAATAACATAAACATTCGTGTTGATTTTGGTCAAGAAAGCTTGAAACACTTATGGGCGGATACCAATTACCAACGGATAATGTCAGAACACATCAAATTGGGAAAATATGCAATT